CGTTGTTGGTGGAAACAACGTCGTTGTTGTTGGACCAGCAGTTGTGGTTGTTGTTGGACAACAATAATAACACTGTGTACCTCTACCCATATCACTTTCCGTAAATTGTTTTTGCTTCTTCTAAAAACTGATTATATTTACTTTCATCAAATTTAGCGTCTTCTACAAATTCTTTATATACAGGTGATAAGTCTAGATCTAATTCTGTAAACTCTAATACATAATTTCTAACTTTGTTATCAATAGTCAATTCGTATTTAACACCGTCTGGTCTAGAAAACCTGTGCAACCACTTTAAAAATGGTAAACATAGTGCTTTCCTACCAGCCTTCCTGTACTTCTCATGTATATAACATTCTTCACCACCAAACCCTCTACAGTGTTCATTAAAACCAAGCCAAGATCTTTTGGAAGTAAAAAACAAACCAAGTCCTTGTGCAAAAATTTCAAACTCATTTTCATCTGGATCAAACCCAAGCCTTGTAAATCCAAGTTTTTCAAGTATACTCTCATGACCTGAGTATGCTAATTCTTGCGGAAAAATAGTGTAGCAATGGTCGCAATGCGACATATGATTCTGTTTTTCTAAACCTACTATTTTACAAGTATTATTATCATTAATAACGCTAAAGTTTTTCTGTTTGCATTTGCAAGTCCAAGCGCTACCCCACCTTCCCCACATTTGACCTCCCCACTCATCATTGAAGTGTGTAGAGATCATTCTTAAATTATCATAGACAAGTGGACCTTGATACAAGTGCATTGTATTTGGGTATTTATCTATAAACTGAAATAATTTTTCTAGGGCTTGTACAACTGGGCATAGCAATACATGGCAATCCATAACAAGTACAAAATCAGTTCTTGCTTCTTCAATAATCTTGTTTCTTGTGGAAGATGTACCTTGAGAGTCTGGAAAATCTATGACTCTAAATTTATCGCCAAGGCCAGTGCCACCCTGAAGGCTTTTAACAGCTTGAGCGTGTGCGTTTTCTTTTGCGTTTTCAATAACTACAAATTCAAGTCTATCTAATAAATCCTCTCTTTTGTTAAATCTTAATTCTTTAATAATATCCTGAATACTAAAGTAAGTTCCATGAAAGTCCGAATGGTGTGCCATTCCTATGGTTATTTTCCTCATTAATTCCCTTTCCTAAGTTAATTTCTAAGTTCCTGATTTAATGTCGTCCATTGTTATGCATGTAGTAGATTACGTATTAATGCGTGTGGCTAATGTATGTAAAGGCAGTGGTAACACAATTATACTTAAATTGTATATTTGATCCATCCCTCGGTGCGCCCCCTTGAGCAGCTTGATACAATGCAGAAACTTGCCCAGCGTTATTTAAGCTACCGCAACTCTCAAAGCTACCGCAGTCGAATGGACAAGGTATGCTAGCTCCCGTAACACTCCAGCCTCCAAACGTGGAGTATTCCCAACCACATGTAATCTCACACGCATCTGGTGCGGCAGTAGTAGTAGTAGTCGTGCCGCAAGTAATTTCGCTACATGTTTGTCCGGGGTAGAATGTTGAGCCACCAATGTCGCAGCTTTGGGCGTATTGGTTGTCAAAGCAGTCAAACCCTCCCGCTCCATCTGGTTGGCAGCAAGCACCCAATGGCCCCAACGTTGTTGTAGTGGTTGGGTTAGCTGTAGTGGTGGTGGTTGTACCACAAGGACAGTTTAATTCGTAGTAGTCCTTTGCGCTTTGCACATCGTCTCTTATACATTTAATTGGGATAGCATCTATCTCACTCTGAGTTCTTCCACCCCATCGCAACAACGCGCAATGACATAGCGTCAATTGCACTGTACCATATTTTGCCGAGGTGTGTGTCAAGATTTTGCCTGTATTATCAATAGAAAGATCGCAAGGTCCGGGTCCGGGGCTGACAGGATGACCGCAACAACCCCACGGAACTAAGGATTGACATTCATCACCACCATACCCGCTAGCCATTGTGTACTCATGAACCATAGTGAAAACACCAGATCCGTAGTACTGACCTACTACATCTTCAGCAGGTGAAACATAAGGATTTTTAACTCCACTATGAATAAATATTGGGTCAACGACATTGCCACTTAAAGCGCCCGCCCTGAAGGGATCTCCAGAATTAACACTTGAGTTAATGCCTTGACCAAACAAATCTTGAGCCACACCTAACGCTTCGTTCCACAGGTAGAACCCAGAAGCATCTGGAACGCAAAGTTTGCAACCTCCAGAAAGACTGCCGGGATAACCTAAATCAAAACCGCTAACCCTGATAGAGTCAGGAGTTCCAAACTCATCGTCTATTGTTTGTAATATAGACGAACCTTGAAGTTGAATGTCAGTATCAGCAGAGAATTTAGACTCACACAAAAGCTCTTTAAGGATAAAGTTCATGTTGTCAATGTCTAAACAGTTACCAGATGTATGAGCGCCTCTTACCCAAATAACACCATTACATCTCATGTAGTTATAAAATACATCAGCAGATGCAGCAACAATACCACTTAACTCTGTCATCGGACCGCATCTATCGTGATAGCCTAGAATTAAAACTCCGCTATTATTGTGGGTTCCGTCAACTCCCATAGCCGTCCTATTGGTAGGCCATGTATCATAATTCAAATCGTCAACAAAAGATTTAAAGTTTGCAAGTGAGACGCCAGACACAAGCTGCGCTGTACTTGGGATAAGCTGACCGTCCGTTTGAAGAGCCATGAAGCCGCTACCCCAGCCGCTAGCGTCGGGGTTATCGCTAACCATATCACACTGCGTGATACCAATCCCCATCTCCTGCTCTCTGGCGAAATTTCCCTTCTGTTTCATCATTAAGAAAAGGTCCATAGATGGATCTTCCGCATCACCTTGGAATGAAGTGTTGATAAAGATCGACTTAGCTCCACTAGGGAACTCATGCGCATAACCAACAGGTGTATACGGAACCGTTGCCGCAACTTGTTCAGCGGATGGATGTATGTCAAGCGCTTCGCAACCAGCAAACCCAAAGGGTGCAATGGTTGTTGTAGTAGTGGTTGTTGGGGCTACAGTGGTCGTTGTAGTGGTTGGACCAGAAGTCGTTGTGGTGGTTGGGCCAGAAGTTGTCGTAGTTGTTGGGGCAGAAGTCGTTGTGGTGGTTGGACCAGCAGTAGTCGTAGTCGTTGAAAACGGATTTGTAGCGCAGCAGCTAACCCAGATAGGTCTCCATTCTTCACCGTGTTTAGCGAATTGTGCATACGTGCCGTTATAAATAGTTAAACAAGCGTCTCTATTTACAGCGTAAAAAGTGTCGCCGTCCTCGCAGACACCTTCGCAAGTTCTTTTTTCTCTAAACAAGCCAGAGGTTGGATTACAAAAATCAGTTGCTGGATCTACATCTTCGATAAAGAAACCTTCAGCAAACCTCTGTAAACCAGAACCAGAGGGGCAAACAGTCTCTCCATTAACTGTCAAATCGCCATAAATCTGCACATCTCTAAAAAATCCATCCCATCTTAGTTCAGGTGTTCCAAGGTCAAGTCCATCATAACACGGTATAATATGTGATGTTGACTTTACAATATCAGAGTGTGGAAATTGAAGCTGACCATTTATAGACTTCCAAGCCCTATTGTCGTTACCAAGGTTAAAAGTTCTAGTTACAGTTGGAGAAATATCTCCAGAAACTTGAAGTGTTCCGTAGTTATGTAACTCATTAGTACCAACAGCAAGTTTTAATTCTTGCAAATCTCCACGAAGAAGCGGAGTTCCAGAACCATCAAGACAACAATCCCCAGAAGCCTCTGGATGAGAGCCTAAATAAAATTGATAACTGTCTGATTTACCTACGTAGTAGCCAGCGCCATGACCAATAGCTATATTGAAATCACCATTTCTAAGGCCGTAAAGAGTTTTTAGACCAAGACCTACGTTTCCATGCCCCTCTACATTTCCAACTACAGACGAAAAACCAATAGCTGTGTTATAATTTCCATCTAAATTACAACTAAGAGAATAAGAACCTAGAGCGGTATTCTGTTTACCATATACATTACCACCCATTGAAGAGTATCCAACGGCAGTATTGTCAACTCCGCTTTCATAAGGAAGATCTAAATTATCTAAGGCTAGTTCCCCAACCTTTGTTTGTCTTAGGTAGGCAGATTCTATATTTAATGCTTTTATACTGTGTAGCTCAAGAAATCTATGGGTAGAGTCTACAGCATTTGTGAAAACATCTCTAACATCTTTAGGAGATATTTGTTCTGTGCTATTGTCTGGTAAGAAAGTATTTAAAGATAGTATGAAATCATTTTCTGAGAACTCTGCCATGACCCTACCTTAGCTGAATTTAATTTTAAGATTTGTTACATCAAACTTTACAGCGTCACCTTTGTAGATGATTCTTGGGTTGGCTAACTCTGAATGCATTAGAAGATTTCCAGATCCAAATTGAGAGTCGTCGGTTATTGCTATACCAGAAACAAATCCCCAGTCTAAAAGAGCTTTCTCAAATACTATAGACCCAGAATTTTTAAGTACTCCACTACCGTAATCGGCAGCTTCTTGTTCAAAAATCCATTTTGTGTTACCTTCAGTAGAAGGGTCTCCAAGTGAGATTCTAGCATACCCAGTCCCGCTACCATTAATTCCGCTTGGAAGCTCAGGAATTGTTTCGCCAGTGTCAGCATCTACTGGCACACCACTACAAAGCGCAATGGCTATTTCGCTAGGTTTTATAAAAACCTGACCTTTAAATACGTGATGTAATAAACCAGACTCTAGATAGTCCGACAAAGCAGTACTCATTATAGACTCCTATTCCTAAAAATATAGACATTTATTGTATTATACACTAAAAAAGGGGTTCCCCCTAAAAAAAGAAGGAACCCCCATTATTTCTACAATTTGGATTTTAACTTAGAATGAACCCAAAAGGACTCTTCTGTTGTCAAGAACGCCAAAGCCAAGTTCAGCGAATCCATAGTAACCTGCTCTTTGCTGTCTGTGAAGAGTAGGATCTTCAAAGACTTGAACAGCTTGCTTCATTGGCATCACAAAGCTATCGTTAGCACCTTGGTCAAGACCAACCACCAACTCAGTGTCACCACTAGCAAGGCCACCACTAAGAGAAGTAGTGAAGAAGTCTTGATACTCTTGACCTTCGCCAAGCTCATCAAGGTCATGAAGCGCAACACCAAATACATTGGTGATAGGAGCGCCATCGCCACCCGCATTGTAGATAGCGGTTCTGGTTGCGTCAGAAATCTGATCGAATCCCCAGTTACGGACATCTTCAAGAGCCTCTGGAGAAACATAAAGGTCGGTCAGACGACCACGATTTGCGGAACCAGTATTACCGCCAGCGTTACGACGCATAACAGTCTGCAACAAGCTAACAAGTCTCTTTGAGAACATGCCAGCGGTTGCGTCACCGTCGTAAACCAAAATGTTACGGTCAACACCAGCAGCAAGGAGTGTGTGCCATCCGTCGTCATTCATTTTCTTGACGAATCCGGCTTCCAGAACTTGCATAGCGCGACCAACAATGTCCCAACGAGCCTCACGCGCAAAGCGCAGCAAGTAGTCAATGCTACTTGTGATGCTGTAAGTTGGAATCATGACGTAATCGCCTTCGACCGATCTCTCAGGAACGCGACCATGACCCGGATTGGTGTAAGCAACATGCTCACCCTCAAGTCCGGGGCTAATGAGATCCAATGGATACTCAGTACTTCCTCCCGGCTCGACTTGAATGGTCTCAAAAATATCTCCAAGGATATTTCCAACCAAAACGCCTTTACGCAGAGGAAGCTCCAAAGCTTGTGCAAACTCTCTTTGAGCGGCAAAAGCTACATTTTGATCATTATCACCAGAGCGGCGAAGCAATGTGATAAACTCTTCACTTGGTCTTTCTTTATATGACATTGTATTTATCTCCTGTTAGGTTAATGTTCAGCTAAGGCCGTGATTAGGAAGGTTGATGTAAACTTTAACGTAACCGTCTGCGTCTTTGTTAGACATGAAACGACCAATAGCCAAGTTTCCAGATGCCTGTGCAGTACTAGCATCGGTACGGATGTTACCTTTCGTTGCAGAATCTGCATAAGCTACTTTCCCCGGAACTGGTGTGCCGGTAATTTTATCTGTCACAACCCAACCGCGAGTCATAATAGTAACCTTTCCACCTTTTTGAACTTCATCTTTATGCTGGTTAAGATGGGTTCTTGTGAGGTCTTTGTTTACAACGTCATTCAACAGAATTCCTACAGGAACGTCTGTTGCTGCTGCTGTCTTATACTTAACTTTATTTGCACCTTGGTCCATTGCTGCACCAGAAGCAAGCGCTGCATCTAGAACAACAACGCCGCCACGGGTGGCAGTATCGTCATCATAGAAGAAGCTAATGTCTGTTGATTCTTCGTATCTATCTGCTTTAAGAGCCATAGTTTAATCTCCTATTTAATTATTTTTGTGAGAATACGTTATTTGAAAGCCAATCCGCGATACCTGCGCGAGTTGACTCAAGCTGGTCATCAGAGCTTTCGGTTACAAGAGTAGCTTCAGATGTTTCTACTTCTTCAAAAGCTTCCGGTGTGATTTCCTCTGCTTCAGCTTCTTCGTCATCAGCTTTAGCTTCTTTTTCCTTTTTCTTTTCAAGTGCTTCTTTAAGCGCTGGAGGCATAGCAGCTTCTGCTTCGTCGTCTTTTTTCAAAGCTTTTGGCTTTTTTCCGTACATAGCAGCAACAGCCGAAAAAGCTTCGTCGTCAAGAGTTTCAAAAGCAGCAAGTGCTGCGTCTAGATCATCTTGATCAAATCCAGCCTCTACAAGAGCAGCTTTACGCTTCTCCATCTTTTCCTTTTTCTTCATGTCGTCCATGTCTTTCATGGCAACAGAAAGCTCTTCTTGTGACTTAGCAAGTGCGTCCTCAAGTTCAGCAACGCGAGCTTGACTGCTCTTGATGCTTTCCTCAAGTTCAGCAACGCTTGAGTCTTTTTCTTGAATTTCAGCTTCAAAAGCCTCTACCTTGGAAGCAAATTCTTTATCTTTTGCTTCTTCAATTTTAGCTTTAATAGCTTCGTTCTCAGCCTTAGCAGTAGCAAGTTCAGCGCGAACTTCTTCCAACTGCTTTTCTAGCAAATTATCTGACATATTGAATTCTCCTATATTAAAATCAGAATTGTCATCTAAATTGAAAGCAACACTCTTTAAAATAACACTTCTTGGATTCGCTGGTTTGGAGACAAGTCCTTTACCAGAAAAAGCAATGTTAGAAAGTGCGCGACCTAGTTTATAACCTTCATATTCTCCACTACCGCCGTAAGCTCTAAGGTGTTTTGTTAGGAAGGAAGATTCTTCGTCCCTTGCCAAAATTTTCTTGTCGCCGTTGGCGTTAGTTAACGCATAATCAAATCCGGCAAATAGACATTCCATAGAAACATACCATTTACCTTCTTCTATTTCAGAGATTATTTTCTCCATTCTCTCGCGATTTTCGTCACCAGTCCAGCTATTATATAGAACAGCTTGAGTGATGATATCAAAATCTTCAGGCATTTCTGAGTCATCAGCTACAGCCTTACCATCTTTTGTTAAAACATAACTACCAGTAATATGCCCGATAATATCATTTTCATCGTGCATGAAATTGAACTGTTTGTCTTCAGGTGTGTTTCTAGCTGCCCAAGTAGCTTCTGGCATAAACACGTCGTCGTTTTTGTTCCAACCGCAAGATACCAATACCGACTCTAAATAATAGAGATCTATTTGGTCTTTATTTTCAGCTACTGCCTTTGCAACAATTTCTTCAGGAATTTCCTTTTGAACAGTTGCTTCAGAGCAATACGCAACACTAGCCGTACTCTTTACGAGTTCGCCAATGCCGTCATTTATTTCGTTTTGGAATATTTTTATAGTCATAGTTTACCTCTAAAATAAATATACACTAAAAAATTTATTTTTATTAAAAGAGGCTATTTTTGGGCTAAGACATAATCTACATAGGCTGCCAAGGCTGACCTTTTATATTCTTCCATAGTCATATATTCTGTAGATATTTTATTCTTTTGTAGGTAATTTCCGAATGTATTTGGCATTTTTTTATTAGCATGTAGAACTTCTTTAAAGTTATCTTCAGTAATATTAGATAGTGGTTCTACATTTAAGAGCATATCTAGCTTAACTTTTTCCAGATCTGAAACTTGAGCTTTTGTTAAAGATCTCATGTTCTTCTTTTTGTTTATAGCTAGAAATGCTTTATTGAAGTTTTCAGATATCGTATCGTAGGCGGTAGCAGACCATAGTATAAGTTCTGCAACTCCGGGAGTAGATCTTGGCGTGTCAACCCTTTGTTTTCTTGGGCCTTCGTCCAGCTTGTTTGGCGGGCGACCGTTTGGATTTACAGGCTTTGACTGTTCTTTTCTTTCTGCAACCTTCTCGTTTATTTCCGCTTGTTTGTCCATCTTTTCTATCTCAAAACCTTTTTGTGGGTTATGGAAAGGGCTAGCTTTCTCAGGGAGTTTATCTGAGGTTCTTGCTTTGTCTTCTCTGCGCAGTCTCATTTTTTCTACGGAAGGAACTTCTTTGAACCTTTCAAGAACAGTTTCGTGAGATATGATATCCCTATCTGCAAGCTGAATTAGCAAGTTCTTTTCTGCGGACTCATCAGATAGGCTCATTTGATCATAAACAACGTGCGCTGGCTTTCTAAAGCCCATAGCTTTACGAACTAGTTCAAGCTCCCTTTCCCAAAACTTAGTTAATTGATCGCGACCATATTGCAGTCTTTCTACTAAGGTTTTCAAAGAAATGAAGTTGTTTGTAAATCCACCTCCATTATTAGCCATACCAGTAAGCGTTGGAGGTACGCCAAGTCCAGCGTATATACTATTAAGTACAGATGTATACTTTTCAGAACCCAAAAACTTATATACTTGACTATTAGACTCAGTATATGAAAGCTCTGGACCCCAAACTAACTCCATAGTACCGCCACCAGTATTACTCGCTAATACATTTCTCAGCTTGTTAATCGCAGTTTTATTTGGAAGAATTTTGTGATCAAGATTACCCAGTGTCCACAGTCTAATATTTGATATAGCACCATCTAGGGCAGACATATCGGCTAGTCTCATTTTTTCAAGCATTACGATATCGTCAAGAATAGCATAAACCAAAGGGTTTGCCCATCTTTGCCAATCGTCTTTTTTGTAATAGAATATGGACAATCTATCTTTTTCTAGGTCTATTTTCTTTTGACCGACCTTGATTGCTTGTTTTACATTTGGAGGCAATGTGTCTAACACATGTGCTGGAACAGAACCTTCTTTGAAATTATCTAAGAAAGCGCCAGAGTCTATTTCATAGTTTCTAACACCCAAGAACATATTGATATTACCATTCTTCATATCAATGTTTAGAGGGTTAAAGAAATTATATCTCCAAGGTATTTGGTTGCGCTCTATCTCCGGTAACTGTACGGTAATGTCGCTAGCCATAGATTTAATATATTTAGTAATATCTGGCGTTATGTTGGCATTACTTCTGTAAACTATAGTTTGACCAGTCCTGTATAGGTTGTTTAGGAATCTTTCTGATCTTTCTTTACCGTCAATCTTTTTAAACCACTGCTTGAAAAACTTTTCTACGCTTTCATTTTCGTGTACAATATTGATACCTTGGCAGCCAAAATCACCCATTAGGTCAATAATATTACGAATAATACCCACTTTATCGTAAGCGTCCATACACATCTTGATAATGCGCTTTTGCTTGGTTGGGACTTGCTCTTCTGGTCTGAAGGCATAGTAATCGCTATAAGTGAAGGACGGACGCACGGAGCGATTTGGCTCAATGTCAATAAAATCCCTGTTGAAGCGAGATGCTTTTGAGACACCTTCGTATGCGTCTAAAGAGTTGGAGAATTCGTCAAAAGCGTCTTTTTTGCTTTGTTGATTGCCTTCGTCCCAAGTTATCATATGATTGTCACTCATTGTTTCTCCAAGCAATTGGAATGGAATTGGAATACATTTATATTATACACGTTAATAC